TTATAAATGTAAGTATTTCAAACCTCGCTTCGGCGGGGTTTTGTTTTTTTTAAAATATATTTATAATTATTAATTAAAAAATTTGTTGGAAGTTTTTCGTTTTCATTGATTGTTTGTTTATATTCAAGATGAAATTTATTGTTATCCTATAAGAATAAACCTGCAGTGTTTAACTAATAATTAAAATAATAAACAGGTATTCTTATCTCTACTATACTCATAATATTCAATTTATAGAGCGAGTATATATAATGATTGATTTGTTTAAGTTAACGAAAAAAAGTTCTAGGCATATTGGTATAGCAATATATGTTGGTATTATAGCGGGTATCTTTTCAGCTTTAGTTAAATCTGGTTTTGAAGACCTAATTCCCCCGAGAACACTTGAAACGACACCCCCGCCAGTCGTCTTACTCGAAAAGCTTGGATTAAATATAGATACTATGACTTATCATTGGATGGGATATAGTATTAATTGGGGCGGTAATGGTGTTCATATATTATTCTCAATAGTTATCGCTGTGACATATTGTGTTATTGCTGAATTCTTGCCAAAGGTTAAATTATTACACGGTATTTGTTTTGGTATTGGCGTTTCTGTTTTTGCTCATGGTTTAGTCGTACCTCTACTAGGATTGTCTGGCTGGCTTTGGACAGCAGGTTATCAAGCATTAATTTCTGAGTTTGTTGGAACCGCTTTTTGGATCTGGTCAATTGAAGCGATTAGACAAAATTTGCGTTATTGTTTAACTAAAGAAAATGATGCTGAGTAGATAAGGAAGTTCAACCTTAATCTGTTATAAATTTCTTAAAGATCGCTTAGGCGGTCTTTTTTCGTATATGCCGACCACAGAATCAATCACCCTCGTTATCACGTTCACACAAGAGCTGTGAGTCGGCACCTTATTAACTAAATAAATTGGTAAATGTTATGTCAAAAGAGATAAGCGAATTACAGTTTAGTCTTCACTATGCCTCAGAAACAGACAGTGAAAAGAATACCTCCATCATTTTAACGGCGAATATCCATACGGCTGATGGTGAAACTCAACAACTGACACAATTAATTTGCACGACATCTTCCGCAGGTAAAAAGCAATATCGAATCGGCTTGCAAAAAATTAGTGATGCTGGTGCTCCATTGCTGGTGGCGATTGAATCCTATTGGCGCAAAAACACACAAGAGAGTTGTGTTTATTTGTTAGAGAAAGCGAAGCAATTTATTCAAGGACACTTACAACAAACGAATACATGGATATCTATGTATGGTCTTGTGATTGTTTCTAATGCGTCACTGGAAGAACAGTTGCCTGAAGGTTTATTAAAGACACTTAAAGTATCAATCCCCGCCTAATTTTTTTAACACTTTCACACTAATCATCAACGGACACTCCTCTGGGGGTGACTATGCGTATGGAAAAATTAACCAATGTAACTTATGGAACAGCAGGCCTAACGGCCTTTTTTGCCAGTCTTTCGTTATATGAATGGGGATTTGTTATCGGGATGGCGTTCAGCATGGTTCTCGGTTTAGCCACTTACTTTATGACTCGTCGAGAACAACGAAAACGCACTCAATTATTTGAAAAGCTTGTTCGTCATGTTGACCCACAAAACCCGACCGAAACCTTAAAAAAGCTTGCTGAATTAATGGTGAAAGCGCCAAAGGATATTTAATGTCTCTCAAACAGAAAATAGCGGTGATAACAACAGCAGGAGCAACAGCCATCGCGTTAGTAGTAATAGCCCATTTTGAAGGTGTACGTTATGAACCTTATCGTGATGTGGCAGGTGTTCTAACTGTTTGTTATGGACATACAGGCAAAGACATTATTCAAGGCAAGAGATACACACAACAAGAATGTGATGCGTTATTACAAATCGATTTTATTAAGACACAACAGCAAGTCGATGCATTAATCAAAGTATCACTCGATGACTACACCAAAGCTGCTTTATATTCCTTTGCTTTTAATGTGGGTACAACCGCATTTGCTCGCTCAACATTACTCAAGAAGCTAAACGCTGGTGATAGAGCGGGTGCCTGTGAAGAAATGAAACGTTGGATATATGCAGGCGGAAAGGTCTGGCGAGGGCTTGTCAGTCGTCGAGAGGCGGAGTCAGCACTATGTCATGGAAAACTTTAATCATCATTATCGGCTTTATTCTTGCATTACTCATTACAGTCGCTGGTGGCATTTATCTCTTGATTGATAACTCATGTACTAAAGACCAAGTGAGTTTAGAAAAGCGCTGTCAGATTGCACTCTCATATCATCGGTACTAATCATGAAATACGGAAAACTCTATGCCGTCATTGCGATGGTAGGCATTATCGTGGGTAGTTATTGGGTGATTAACTGGCAAGCTAATAGGATTAATTCACTGACAGATATCAACAAAAAACTGGCCGTGGCTCTCGAAGAACAGAAGTCTATTAATACTGACTATCAAGCACGCATAATGCGATTAAATCAGTTGGATATTCAATATACGCAGGAGCTAGCGAATGCTAAGAATGAAATTAGTCACTTGCGTGATATTAGTGAGCGTCATCCAGAGCGGGTGTACATCAAAGCCGAGTGCCCCAAAGTCAAAACCACTCCCTCCACCAGCTTGGCTTATGCAACCACCGCCCGACCTACTGACACCGCTATCCGAAATTATTGGTTACTCAGAGAGCGAATTGCAGAGTCAGAACAGATGATTAAAGGGTTGCAGGATTATATCAAACAAGAATGCATGGAATAAAAAAAAGCCCAGCATGGGTGCATGGGCAAACTAACAGGATATTAATCAAAGTATAGTGATAATTACTTAGTATAGCTTAAGTAAATATATATATCAGCAATTAGATAAGTCGTTTATCCATTAAGGAGAGTGATCATATCTTGACTGCTAGGAACAGACTAGAAGTGGCTTGGCAGTGTATCGCTAAGCTGCGAACTCTACGCATTTCATTCTGTGCATTCACCGCGCAATTAAAAACACTCACAGAACCTTACAGAAAGTCGAACCTGAGAAAAACCGTTAATGGTGTTTTCTGTGGGGCGGTTATTTCTGGTGAACAGGTTCGCTTTTCTATAAGGATTTACACCATGAGCAAATCATTAGTTTTCAAAGGTAATGAAATTACTCCATTTGATAATGGTGATAATAAGATTTGGTTTACCAGCTCTCAGATGGCTAAGCTACTCGAATACAAAAATGAGAAGTCAGTAACCAATCTATATAACGCCAACAAAGACGAGTTTTCTGATGATATGACAATGGTCACTGAAACAATGACCAATGGAATAAACAACAACTTACGTAAGAAAAAGGTCAGGATCTTCTCTGTTAGAGGTGCACATCTAATCGGAATGTTAGCTAATACAGATGTAGCGAAATCCTTGCGTCGATGGTTACTTGATCTAGCTGAAAAAGAGTCAAAACCACAAACAGGGTTAGCAAACCTTGACATGAATGAGCTTAAAACCCTGACTATCAATGAGATGCAAAATAGATTAGTAGCAGCCGATAACTGGTCGTTCGAGAACTTTGGCAGGAAAGGTAGTGACTTAATGAATTTACGCAAGCGTCACTTAAAGAAAATACGCAAAGCGAAGAAGGCAATTAAAGAACTATCACAATTAACCTTGCCTGATATGGGCGAATTTCCAGATGGAGAAGAGCCAGCATGAACCACGAACAATTCATAGAGCAGAACGTACTAGCCGAGTTAAAAAAGCTCGGCTTTTCTTTACCTGTTTGTCGTAGAGCAAGTTACATGGCGGTAGATCATTATCGCCGAAGCTCTCAAGCAAGTAGAAAAGGGCGAATGTTTGACGACTGCTTACATATTGCCAAAGTGTGGGCGAGTAAGTTCGCTAAGGAGAAAGTATGACCAAACAAGAAAAAGCAAACTTATCCATTCTCTATCGTCAATTACAGCAATCACTTGAATACTTACACTGTGGAAGAGTTGATGATGGGAGAATAGTTGCTGAAATCGTCGAGCGCGAGTTAGGCAAGTTAGTCAACAAACAGAAAACCAAATAGGCCCTAGCGGCCTTTTTTATTTAAGGAATGGATATGGTTAAAAGACCAGATTGGGAGGCCATCGAGTCGGCTTACCGAGCTGGCGTGATGTCCATAAGGGAAATAGCCTCTCAATACGAGATAACCCATCAGGCGATAAGTAAGCGTGCCAAGAAAGAAGGATGGGAGCGAGATTTAAAGGCAAAGGTTAAGGCTAGGGCTGAAAACTTGGTTGCCAAAAGGGAGGTTGCCAGTCTGGTTGCCACCGAAAAGGCTATTTCAGAACGGCAACTTATTGAGGCTAATGCCGAGGTTATCGCTAATGTCCGCATGGAGCATAGAGGCGATATTCGAAGGGCTAGAGAATTAACCAACAACTTATTTGATGAACTATCTGCTGAATGTGCTGATGTGCCAGCCTTAAGAAAACTTGGCGAGTTAATGTTTAGTCCTGATGATAACGGACGCGATAAACTCAATGAAATTTATCATTCAATCATATCTCTCCCTGAGCGCGTTAAGTCAGCCAAAGCATTAAGTGAAACACTCAAAAACTTGGTTGGGCTTGAGCGTCAAGCATACGGCCTTGATGATGTTCAGCCGAATAAGACAGCTAGTCAGCTATCAGAACTAATGGACGACTTATCTAAGGAATAATCATGAAGCCAGAACATCTTGCATTATTAAGAGATAAGCTCTGGCGATTGAATCACCTCTACTGGATCACAAACAAAGAAGGTAAGCCAGTTCGATTTAAAATGACGCCTGAGCAACTCGAATATTTTGAAGGGATGCACACGCGAAACATTATCCTGAAAGCTCGTCAGCTTGGCTTTACTACAGAAGTCTGCATTATCCAATTAGACGCAGCGTTATTTGAGGCGGCTAAATGTGCATTGATAGCCCACACACTTAACGATGCTAAGCGACTATTCAGGGAAAAGATAAAGTATGCCTATGACAAGCTACCCGATGAAATCAAAGCGGCTAACCCAGCGAGTAATGATGCGGTTGGTGAGTTGGTGTTTAGCAAAGGCGGCTCGCTTTATATCAGCACGTCATTTCGTGGCGGTACACTCCGTTATTTGCACGTTTCTGAGTTCGGTAAGATATGTGCTAAGTATCCAGAGAAAGCCCGTGAGATTGTCACTGGCGCATTTGAGGCGGTATCAAGCGATTGTTTTACGGCGATTGAAAGCACAGCGGAGGGTCGAGCAGGTTATTTCTTCGATTATTGCCAGTCTGCTGAGAAAGCGCAAATTCAGAATAAGACTCTCTCTAACCTAGACTGGAAGTTCTTTTTCTTCTCATGGTGGAAGAATCCAGAGTATGCCATTAACCCTGTTGAGCCATTACCCCAGCGGTTAGTTGATTACTTTGATGAGATAGCCAGCAAACATGGTGTTCAATTAAATGAGCGCCAGAAAGCATGGTATTACGCCAAAGAGAAAACGCTTGGCGACGATATGAAACGGGAATATCCGTCAATACCGTCTGAGGCATTCCAACAATCGGTTGAAGGCGCTTACTACGCCAAGCAGTTCCGCTTCCTGTACGAAAATAAACGCATTGGCACACTTCCTGATAACTCGCACTTACCGGTTCACACGTACTGGGATATTGGTGTGGGTGACTCAACGTCAATTTGGTTTATTCGTGAAGTGGGCGAGGAGTTCCACATTATAGACCACTACTCAAACAGTGGTGAAGGTCTACGGCACTACATGAAAGTACTGAAAGACAAAGGCTACACATATGCAAGTCACAATGGCCCTCATGATATCGATAACCGTGAGTTTGGCTCGGATGCGAAATCTCGGCGTGAATTAGCGCGTGAGGGGTACGAAATCGACGGACAAATTTACTCAATCCGATTTGAAGTAGTGCCGAAGCTTTCAGTTGATGAAGGTATCGAGGCAGTACGTGAAATTCTGCCACTTTGCGTGTTTGATGAGCATAAATGTAGTGAAGGCATTGCTCATCTAGAAGCTTATCGTAAAGAGTGGGATGACAAGCGAGGCTGTTGGAAAGATAAACCGCTTCACGATTACACGTCACATGATGCTGATGGATTTAGGTATTTTGCGGTGAGCAGAAGAAACACTAAGCGCCCAGCATTCGAAATTAACCTAGGAACAACCTTCTGATGAGTACAACAAATGTAGATTTCACTCGACCGGAGTATAAAACGGCTGCTCCTCAGTGGGAGCTAGTTCGCGCTGTTTGCCGAGGCGGTGAAGATATAAAAAATTATCTTCCTGAGCTTGAAGAGCAAGATGGCGAGCGTAAAAAGAAGCGCAATAAAGATTATCAAGACCGTGCGGTGTTCTATCCAATAACAGGCAATACTCGCAACGGAATGATAGGGATGGCATTTAAAAAAGATCCCTTAGTTGCTGTCGTCGAAAAGCTGTCGTGTTTAAAAGACGATGCTGACGGGGCGGGTTCAAGTATCTATCAATTGGCTCAGTCTTCACTTGAGTCAGTATTGGAAGTCGGTCGGCATGGTCTGTATGTTGATTACAACAGTGATTCGAAACTCCCGTACATATTCCAATATCGTGCTGAAGACATCATTAACTGGCGTACAGCTCGTATTAATGGGCGCACGATGTTAACGCTGGTGGTATTGCGTGAAACGGTGGAAGAAGAGGACGGGTTTGGTTTTAAGGATGAGGTTCAATACCGTGTATTGTCGATAGAAGAAGGTAAGTTTGTCTGTCGTGTCTATCGCAAGCCCAGTGGAAGTAGCGTTTTTGAAATTTCTTCTGAGTATATACCTGCGCGTGCTGGTAACGGTGTGTGGAATGAAATTCCATTTACATTTATTGGTGCACAGAATAATGATCACACTATTGATGAAGCCCCACTTCTAGGATTGGCAAAAATCAACCTAGGGCATTATCGAAACTCTGCTGATTATGAAGATTCTGTTTTCTTCTGTGGGCAAATACAACCTTATCTAGGTGGGCTAGGAACAGAATGGCGTGACTATCTAGAAAAGAAAGGCGTTATGGTTGGTTCTCGCTCGCCAATTATGTTGCCAGAAAAAGGTTTCTTTGGTTACGCTCAGGCTCAACCTAACATGCTGGCAAAAGAAGCAATGGACAGTAAACGCGATTATATGGTTGCGCTCGGTGCTCAATTGGTTTCTGCTGATAGCAAAGTTAAAACGGTTATTCAGTCTGTCGGTGAACAGAACGCACAAACCTCTATCCTGAGCATCTGTTGCTCTAATGTTTCCGATGCATGCAGTAAATCGCTAATATGGTGTGCTGAATACTTAGGTTTAGATACTGCAGGCATTTCGTTTGAGATTAACAAAGACCTCGTTAATCACATTGCCGATAGTTCGATGATCCGTGAAATCGTCGCAGCATGGCAATCTGGCGCAACGCGTAAATCTGACTTAGTGAGAAGTTTGCAGAAATATGATGTTATCGACCCCGCTGATGATGTTGATGTGGTGGTGGATGAGCTTAATAATCAAGAGCCGACAATGGTAGGTGAGACATGAGATCAGTGAATGAGCGGTTAATGGATGAATTGATTGCTCACTCCCTGTTTTCTGGTCGCTATTCTACAGGGGTGGCTAGACGCATGATAAAGGCACTTAATGAGTTTGATGCTGAATTAACTGCTTCACTTATAGTGTCTTTAGATGATACCTCCATCGATGTTAATAGTTTCACTGCAAGGCGATTGGAGTCGTTGCTGTCCAGCGTTAGAAGTATTAATAAGCGTGCAGTTGATAGTGCTTTTTCATTGTTAACAGAAGAAATGAGAGCGCATGCATTATATGAGGCTGGCTACTACCCATCACTGTTTGATGCTCTACTACCTGATGTTGTTCTACGCAAATATCCACTAATGAGCATTACAGAGGAAATGCTATTTTCCTCAGTCATGTCTCGCCCATTTCAAGGGAAATTACTTTCTGAATGGGCTGATGGATTAGAATCAGATCGCATGACACGCATAAATAACGCTGTTCGGAATGGTTATTTAAATGGTGATAGTGCGGTAGAAATCGGACGTAAAATCAGAGGACATGCAAACCAAGGTTATAAGGATGGCGTATTGCAACTAAGCCGAGCTAATGCGACGACAATAGCTAAAACGGCCATTAGCCATTTACAAGCAACAGCGCGAGATCAGTTTGCTGATGCCAATAAAGACATTCTTGATTGTAAACAATGGTTATCTACCCTCGATAATAAAACATCTCACGATTGCATTATTCGGGATAGGTTGAGATACACGCTGGAAGGTAAGCCTATTGGTCATAAAGTTCCTTATCTACAAGGCCCCGGAAAAATCCACTTCAATTGCCGCTCAACAGAAACGCTGGTTACCAAATCGTGGCGTGAATTAGGTATCGATTTAGATGAGATGGACGCAGGAACTCGTGCCTCAATGGACGGGCAGGTGCCAGCAGATACCAATTTTCTTGATTGGATACAACGGCAACCTGAATGGCGACAGCGTCAAGTTTTCGGAGAAACGCGATTCAGACTAATGAAAGAGGGCGGTATGCATCCTTCTGAGTTTTATACCGATAAGGGAGAGTTTATTTCACTAGAGCGACTTAGAGAGATAGATGGGCATGCATTTAGAGAGGCTGGATATAGCTAATCAATAAACCATTTAACAAGGTCACCTCGGTGGCCTTTTTTATTACCTAAACTCAGCTCAGGGCTGAGTTATTACAACGCGCTAGGCGCATCTAATCCCAAGGGGAATCACATGTTATTTATGAATATCGAACGCAAATATTATTCACAGGCTGATGATGGTTCGCAAGGTGGAGGTGGTGGAACACCGGAAATCACTCCAGAAATTCAAGCTATTATCGACCAGCAGGTTTCAGGGCTAAAGGCTAAAAACAGTGAGTTGCTAGGCAAGCTCAAAGAGCAAGGCGATAACCTGAAACGTTTTGAAGGCATTGACCCAGACACTGTGAAGGGCATGCTTAAACGCTTTGAGAATGACGAAGAAGCCAAGCTCATTGCAGATGGCAAGATTGACGAGGTTCTCAATAAGCGCACTGAGCGTTTGCGTGGTGATTTCGACAAGAAGTTAAAAGAAGCAAGCTCTAAAGCTGAAAAGGCAGAGGCGTTTGCAAATAAATTCCGTGCTCGTGTGTTAGGCGATGAAATTCGTTCTGCAGCAGGGAAAGCGGGTGCATTAACCAGCGCTCAAGAAGATTTAATTTTACGTGCCAAAGGCATTTTTCAGATCAACGATGAAGGTCAGGCCGTAGCCGTTGATGAAGATGGCAATCCAATCATGGGCAAAGATGGTCGCACGCCATTATCACCTATTGAATGGATTGAATCCCTAAAAGAAAGTGCTCCTCACTTATTCCCCGCAGCCTCTGGTACAGATGCAGGGAAACATAAACAAGGTGGTGCACATTTTAAACGTTCTCAAATGTCCGCCAGTGACAAGGCTGATTATATTCGCCGATACGGGCGTGACGCATATTTAAAACTTCCAAAAGAGTAAGGAAATATAAGTAATGGCTACGATGACTAATAATGATTTAGTAATTTATAACGATTTAGCACAAACTGCGTTTTTAGAACGCCGTCAAGATAATTTAGCAGTATTTAATCAGGCATCAAACGGCGCAATTGTGCTGGATAACCTTTTTATTGAGGGGGACTTCCGTAAGCGTGCATTTTATCAGATCGGCGGTTCGATTGAGCATCGTGATGTAAACTCCACAGCATCTGTAGAGAACAAAAAAATCGGCGCGGGCGAATCTGTTGATGTAAAAGCACCTTGGAAATATGGTCCTTATGCAACGACAGAAGAAGCATTTAAACGCCGTGGCCGTGATGTATCGGAGTTCTCTGAGTTAGTGGGTACCGATGCGGCAGATGCTTCACTAGAGGGTTATATCAAATACTCTTTAGCTGCTTTAGGTGCCGCTATTGGCAATAACAAAGAAATGGTGGTGACTGCGGATATTGCGACAGATGGCAAGAAAACACTGACCAAAGGTTTACGCAGATATGGTGATAAGTTCAACCGCGTAAATCTGTTTGTTATGCACTCAACCACCTACTTCGATATTGTTGATCAGGCCATTGACAACAAAGTGTATGAAGAAGCGGGTGTGGTTATCTACGGTGGACAGCCAGGCACATTAGGTAAGCCTGTGCTGGTAACGGATACAGCGCCAGTAGATGCCATCTTTGGTTTAGTGCCGGGTGCTGTGACTATCACTGAATCCCAAGAGCCGACTTTCCGATCTTATGAAATCAATGACAAGGAGAACTTGGAAGTTGGTTATCGTGGTGAAGGCGTGGTTAACGTTGGCGTTCTGGGCTATAGCTGGGATGAATCAAAAGGAAAAAACCCTGATTTAACACAGTTAGGCACCGCAGGTAACTGGAAGAAGCATTTCACTAGCAACAAATTAACCGCTGGCGTCATGATTAAACTGACTGCCGAAGAGGGAAAGTAACCCTGTCAGCGGATAAAACGTCCGCTATCGCTGACAGTACAGATACAGTAACGATCACTCTTAATTACACCAAGGGCAGCTCTCCAGTCGAAGGAGCTACCGTTAATTGGTCTACAACAGGTGGCAAATTAAGCGTTACTTCATCTAAGACGGGCAAAGCTGGTGGTGCGACAGTGAAATTAACTTCTGATTCACAGGGTGAATTTATTGTCACAGCCACTGTTGATGGTGTTGCACAAAATACTGATGCAATTACATTCACAGAAAAAACTTCTCCAGACGAGTAATTTAAGGGGCTTTGTGCCCCTCTTTTTTTTGAGGTGAGCATGATTGATCCTGATAAGAACTCTCCAATATTTAATAGCTACGCAAGTGTGGATGATTTGAAGAAATACGCTGAGGATAGAAATATCACTTTGGCAGATAGTGGATTAGAGGCATTACTAATTACGGCGATGGATTATCTTGAATCGCAAAAATGGTTAGGTAAACGAACTAACCTAAATCAACCTTTATCTTTCCCTCGCTCAGGGCTATCTCGCGACGGTGTTGCCATCCCAAGCGATCAGATACCAAAGCAATTAATCCAAGCTCAATGCCGTTTAGCGATTGAATCAGTAGAAAATGACCTACAGCCCACGTTAGGCGCTGAAATCACCTCAGAGCGAATTGAGGGCGCTATTACTGTGCAATATGCCGAAGGCACTAATACTGGCGCACCAAACTTTCCTTGGTTAAAAGGTTTATTGTCTGGCTTGATTGATGTCTCGGATGGATTTGCCATTAATACATTTGCAATGAGGTAGCCATGAACATTTATCAACGTGGGCAGAGTACAGCATTAAGGATGTTGAAAAAATATGGCGTTTCCTATCAGGCTAAGCGTGATGGTAAGCATTGGGTTGATGATGAGGGGCAGGAACACTTTGAGCCAGAAACGTTATTTTCTGTTGTCGGGGTAAAAACGCAATATAAACCTTACGAAATCGATGGCACGCTTATTCTCTCTACGGATATTAAAATGATACTTCCTCCAGATATTGATATTCAGAAAGGGGATAAGGTGCTTGTCGATGGCGTTTGGTTGCGCGTTCATGAACCGAACCCTGTTAAACCCGCTGATATTATTATCTGCTATCAGTCTCAACTGAGGGCGTGACATGTCAGATCAGTTCATGAAGTCGATTAATATCTTTATCGACAAATCTAACGCAAATATTGAAACGGTTGTCAAAAATACAGGGTTTAAAATATTAGCGAAGCTTGTTGATATGTCACCTGTTGGAAATCCTGAATTATGGGAAGTTAATAGGGTTGCCTCAAACTACAATAAAGCAGTTTTTGAACATAATGAATATCTAAAACAAGATCCTAATAATTTAACACCAAAGCGACGTCAATTAAAAAAGCGTGTTCGTGTTAATGACTCTATGGATATTTATGTTCCTCCTGGTTATACAGGGGGGCGGTTTAGAGGTAATTGGCAGGTGTCATTTGATGCCCCAGCGGAAGGCGAGACGGGGCGCATAGATAAGTCAGGCAATATGACAAAGGCGTTAGGCAACGTTGTTATTGAACAATTTAAGGTAGGAATGAAAGCTATCTATTTCACAAACAATGTGCCTTATGCTTACCGCCTTGAAATGGGGCATTCGAAACAAGCACCTAACGGTATGGTTGCTGTGACTGCTGAGGAATTTAGTCAGTTTTTCAACTCTGCCGTATCGGAAACTAAATCATGAATCAGTCGACAATTAATACTGAAATACGAAAGCTGGTGGCGAGCATTGGCAAGGATTTAAATCTTAAAATCGCATGGCCCAATCTTCCTTTTAATGATATTAACGATCCCTATCTTCAACTCCATATCATGCCAGTAGAAACGGATAATATTGGGTTATCTCAGGATATGCCTGTTTATCGTGGTGTTATTCAAATTAACGTGGTTGGCAAAGTAGGGGGTGGAGACTCGCGACTCTCAACGATTGTTGATGACGTTAAAGCCAGATTGGAGAACGGATTAACATTAGGGGAGGGAGTCTACATTAACGGAGAGCCTAGCCAGTTCCCTCCAATTTCAGATGAAACAAATTATACCATTCCTATTCGTGCATCCTATCGATGTAACGCAATCCGATAACGCCGCTTAATTGCGGTTTTTTATACCTAAAATAGAGGTTAACAATGGCCTATAACATTCCTAATGGGTCGCGTGTTTACGTCGCAAGTAAATACGATGACGAAATTAAAATTACCGAGGCAACTAATGCCGAAGAAGCCGTACTAACAGTTGATGACGTGGGCGACATTGCAAAAGGCGATATTGTGCATGTGACATCTGGGTGGAAGAAAGCTTCTGGCGCGTTCCGTGTTGCAAGTGTTATTGAATCTAAAGTCACCCTAGAGGGTGTAGATACCAGTGATAAAAACGTATTCCCTGTAGGTGGTGGTACAGGAACATTAAAGAAAGTACTATCATGGGAAGTCATGCCACAGGTAATGACACTGTCTACCGAAGGTGGGGAACAGCAAACTCAAGAGGTTCAATTTCTTGAAGATGAGCAGGCAGAAACTATCGATACCTATAAAAATGGTGTTGTACAGGTTTATACCTTTGCTCACGATGCCAAGTTGCCTATCCGTAAATTGCTAACAAAACTGGACGACAGTAAGCAAGTTACTGCAATCCGATTCTTCAATAAACGTGCAGAAGAAGATCGCTATTACACAGCTTCAATTTCATTCCAACGTGTACCAAACACCGCTATCAACGAAGTTGAAAACGTAACAGCGCGATTCTCACTTAAATCTGAAATGCAGATTTACACCAACGCATCTTAACCAATAAATACTCACAACAGCCCCGAATCAGGGGCTTTTTAAGGATTAATAATGCCTAAATTTACACTCGTCCCAAATCCAACCTTCAAAGCTAACGTTAAAATTCCTGTTGCCGGCAAAGAAAAGCCAGAAGTAGTTACATTCACATTTAAACATCACTCAGTAAGTGAGCTTGATGGAATGCGAGAAAAACCTATTTCTGAGTTCTTTGAGCGGATTATTGCTGACTGGGCGATCGAGGAACCATATAACAAAGAAAATTTAAACATATTGTTAGATAACTACCCTTCAGCCTCTCGTGCTATTTCATCAACGTATTACAACGAGCTACTAGGTAACCGCGAAAAAAACTCCTAACGGTCGCCGAGGCGATGTATGGCGGAATGAGTTCAAAAGAATCGGCTGAGTTCGAGCGCGCTTTTGGCTTTCCGCCTGATATTGATGATGTTGAGGTGTGGCCTGATGTTTGGGATTCGTATCAAGTATTTTCAGCTATGAATACACAGTGGCGTGTAGGCATGAATGGTATCACAGGCTTGGATTACAACCCATTAAACCAAATAATGGACTTACTCAACATCAAAGATAGAGCGACCGTTTTTAGCGATATCCGCATTATGGAGGATAAGGCGTTAGAGGTGATGCATAAGAGACCATAGTCGCGCTTTTGTAAAGCAATAAACCTATTTAAAGTTCTATTACGCTTACTATCGCCACTCGTCTAGCATATTTATCAATTTTTCTAGCTTCAGAGCAGGCAACTTCAGTAAAGGTATTCAATATTTCCTCAATACCTTTTCCGGATTCTATTTTTATAGCAGCGTTTCCTTTTAATAAGAATACATTTGTATTGTCGAATGCTTCATATACAAGTAGGTATTTTTTGGATGGCATTACAATGTCCTCATTGAAGTGAGCCATTATAGTATGACGTTAATGCATGACTGACAAATAAAATGCTAATCAGTGGTAAGCGCAGATTGGTGAGCAGAAAGAGAAAGTAGCCAATTATCAGGCTTGAGATATTTTATAGTAAAGGTAGGAATATGAACAAAATCCTAAGGCAGTATCGACATATGAAGGTGCCTTTATTTGAATCTGGATATATTATCTATTGTGGCTCTTGGGATGATTGGCGCGCTCTACATGAAAAACTAGGCATTGATGGTGGGGATAGTTTTGTTAACGGTGCAAGTCATACAGTTACTAACACTCAGTGTGTACTCCATATTATTGGTGTGTTTAACGGTAAATTATCTACTCTAGCTCACGAATGCGCACATATAGCGTTCGACATTTGTTACCGCGTCGGTGTGAGCGTTGAAACAGGGGCCGCGAATGAAACATTTTGTCATCTTATTAGTAGGATGGTGGATTTCTGTGTTAAACCCAAAAAAGCCGACGTAGGCCGGCTTTAATTATTACAACAGGTTAAGGACGCTTACTGTTTGGTGTTCTTTTTTCAAGAACCCATGTGTTGCCAGATTGCGTTGTTGGTGGTAGCTTTTCGTTGTCTCTCACTGTGGCATAATTGTTTTTTAAACCGCCACGAGGTCCAACTTCTCGATAGATACCGCCATCTTTACCTGTGTTTTCACCGGGTTTTTTACCCATAATAAAAACTCCTTGTAATGCTCGTTATTGAGCAGAACAAATATTAGACGTGAATTTAATTAAGTCAAATATCCGTACAAAGGAAATGGGGCTGCTACTAACCTGATGACGTTTGGTCCTTTATTCGTTTTCTGAAAGCGCTAAGCTTTCCTTTTAACACTCATCACTGATCAAATTACCAGATAACCATCCATAAGCAATATTGATATTATAAGTTAGTATATGAGTAAAATTGATTCTTAGTCTGCATTCAAGGTTATCGCTTTGGGCGTTTCGAGTATAAACTTTCAAAGTTTATCCATAAGAAAAGATTGCAGTTATATAATATTAATAAAGGTAATTATCTGTGTCTGAAAACAAAACTCCACTTGATTATTTCAAAAGTTTATCATTACCATACAAGGATACACATGATTTAATCTATTATAACGGCCCAATTAATTGGAATGGTTATGAAAAAATAACAGAGGTTTGCAGGAAAACAAAAAATGGAAAAGGTGTTATCCTAATTCTAATGACATATGGAGGTGACCCTAATGCTGCATATAGAATTGCAAGAGCTCTAAGACATAATTATGGCAAATTAACTATAATAATACCAAGTGACTGTAAGAGCGCAGGGACATTAATAACAATAGCTGCTACTAATTTGGTTATAGGTGACTGTGGTGAGCTAGGTCCGCTAGATGTTCAGTTAAGAAAACAAGATGAGATGTTTGAAAATAGCTCAGCCTTAGATTACTATCAAGCCTTGGCTGGGCTGCAAAATTTTGCTAAATCTGCATTTAAAGACTATATTGTAGATATTAAATCGAACTTTGGTGTTACAGCTAAGATGGCCGCTGAGTATTCATCTGCATTGACTACTGGTCTATTTTCAAAGATCTATGCACAACTAGATCCTATAAAATTAGGTGAAGTCCAAAGAGCGGTGCAGATAGCTGAATCTTACGGAGAAAGATTAAATTCTTATGATAATATTTTACAGACTAATGCAATGAGAGAGCTTGTTGCTGGATATCCTTCTCATGCATTTGTAATTGATAGAAAGGAAGCTTCAAAACTATTTAAGAATGTTTCTGCGCCACGAGATGAGAATGAAGAAAAAATTGTAACATTCATAAATTCTCAATTCAAAACAAGGTTGCGTAGTTGTACGGTGTTTAATATATCCGCTATAAGAGAATTAACAGAAAGAAAAAATGAAGAGTCTACTTCTAAAGAAATCAAGGAGCCAAAAGATGACAAACCGTCTGGAGAACCAAAAAAATCTAAATCTAGAGCTAGAAAAAGAGTATCAACAAACGGTTCAGGAAATGTTCGTTCCAGAGATGGAGAAGAGACAAATGTTCAACCAAACGATTGATTTTTTCATAAAGAAATCGCCATCTATGGATAGGCTAAACTTTAGATAATACCAACCCACTCCGGTGGGTTTTTTATTGCCTGAATATCTCAAATTATTGATATTGTTTGATTGTTCTAACTTGAAATGACCGACCTACAAAATAATTGTAGGTAACTACAAAAGTTTTGTAGTTCAAATATTGAGCGACTCCTAAAGAGTTTTACAAAAAAGTTGTAAAACTTATCTTGTGTAATTTATTGATATAGTTTGATTATAGCGAATCGCGAGAATTGATAGCCCGTCCTTGGGCGTTACTACTATTGTTATGCAATTAACGGAGTATTTAAAATATCTCCGCTTTTCTCACCTTGCATAACTTGGGTGCGTAAGCGGAAGTTTTGCAGTAACTCAATAAGAGCATTAGAGTCACGTTGTAATTTTTGAATGTATTCAACACTGACAACGTTATGACCATCAACGCTAACTACTTGTTGCTTTCCATTTTTATAAGAAACCAACCATCTTCCCTCTTTGGGTATGGTTACAGTGATTGAGTTTTGATTTGGCTCAAAAAGTATATTTTCTTCCTGTTTAGGAATGTATTCACCCTCAAGAACGAACTTGTGAATATACTCAACCGCATCAGGTATCTGATCTGCTGTTAGCTCTTCAATGCTACTAACATTAAATTTCTGGTGAACAAGAGAATAGGCTTCTGGGTACATAATGCCTTTCTTACTAACCAGTAGATTAACAGCATTCTTTAATGGGTTGCGTTCTTGAACAGTTGATTTGTGTTTTTTCTTAACTTCACCAGTAGTCCAATATTCATAAAGTACGTCGTCACACTCTTCTTGATACTTGATTACTTTATCGCGGATCTCTGGTTTGACTTTGTTAGGGCTGATAGTGTGAAGCCAGCCTGCAAGTTTACGGAGAGCTAGGCAAATCATATTGCGCTCCTTGCCGTCTGCGGCAACTATCACGATTTCCGTGATGGTTGATTTAAATCGTTGTTTTATCTTCTCAAATTGAGATTGCCAAGTTAATCCCATACCTTCGACGATAGGTTTCATCGGTACATATGGCTGACCTTTATAATTCACAACATATAAATTGTTACCGTGGAAAGGTACATTGATAGTTGATATAGTATTCATGGTTCGTTTCCTAATTTTTCGAATCAAACTAGAAGCCCTGACTATTGCAAGTAGTTAGGGCTTCGCTATTTTACATGCTTAAAAGTCATAGACAGTCATCATTAATCATGTAAAATATATCTTATACTCAAAACAACACTTGTCAATACTATTGATGACTAATTATGATTAAAAATAACTCTATTGCAAAAAGACTAACTGAACTAAGGGCGCAAAAAGGCTTGTCACAAAGTGAGCTTGCCGAATTGTCAGGTGTGGCACCGGCTCAAATATCTAGATATGAATCAGGTATTAATGTGCCAAGAGCCCACATTATTGCCAAATTAGCGAAAGCTCTTGGTGTTCAGTATTCATTTCTAGAGAACGGATTTTCTATGGATGGTGAGAATCTTTTAACGCAAATGTCCATGAATAAAGACAATACTGCAACAATATCACTTGAACTGGATAATGAGACCCTAGAGATTGCTAAAAAATCGGCAGAAATCAGAGGAATATCATTAGAAGATTATTTGAAGTGGCTTCTAGTGTATGGGATAACAGGCCCTAAATAACGAACATTCTTGATAAATTAAAACAATAGGGTGGTTTAGTGGGTAATAAAAAAGATAGTGGAAATTTCCATCTTTGCTGTAAATAAGATCAGTAACACCTTGCTTAAAACAAATGGTTAAATGTATTCACATTTTACTAATAAGTGTTGCTCATGAATACAGAAAGAATAGCTTTTTTACACCCATATAATCCTAGTGATGATGAGTCTCCGTTACTGTCTTTTGATTGTGACGAAATACCTGTTGTGCTTGATTTCCATTTCAAGGTGTTCATGTTAGACCTTAAGGATGATGAGCCAATATCTCTTCAAAATAGGTTGTTTAGGATTGATGGTGAAAAAATAACTCCAATTTGTGATCCGAAATCGATATTAATTAAGGTAAAGGATACACAAGGGAAGCCTAATGAAGTAATGGCATCCATAAAACTCACCTTTGAAAAATGTAAATTTATAGAAGAAGGAACCTACTTTATTGAGTCATCATTTATAAAAAATGCAGAGATGATAAACAGCAATAGAGCTTATTTCAAAGTGAGTAAAACAAATGAATAATCAAGCCATTGACTCTAAGTTAAGTAGAAATAGGTTAAGAATAGTAAAGCCTAATGAAAGGGTTGAGGATTTTTGTACTACTATCTATGGTGGCAGTGGTGGAGGTGGAGATATGGAAGCTAGAATTGCAAAACTAGAAGCAAATGTAGAAAGCATTCAGGCCACATTAACTGATATTAAATCAGACATGAAAACGTCTAAGGGTGATATAAGCACCTTAAAATCTGACACTGCGGTAATTAAGTCTAATTATGCCACAAAGCAAGATATTGAAGGTGTAAAAACAGAAGTTCAAAAGGCAATATCAACACAAACTAAATGGCTTATGGCTACTATATTTATTGCCTTAGGTGCGGGAATTACCATAGCTAAATTACTTTTCTAATTTGCTCCCATTTGCGACTACACTCGGCTACCATTAAGAAAACTAAATAAAGAACTGAGAGGACGGGATGAGACAACTATTATTAATTATTGTTATTTTAATAGCAGGATTTTTGATTTATGGCGCAATTATGTCATCTTCACCAGAAAGCAAAGAAAAATCAAAAGACCGAAATGCAATAAGTTATTGTTGGAAGGAGTATGATAAAAAATCTCTTTCTGACGAACAAAAACGATTTATTGCTAGTTCATGTGAAAAGATGGAATCTGATTTTCGCTCTCGATATGGCGTGAATCCTTAGTTAAATAAATTAATAACATTATCAATAACCACCTTCGGGTGGTTTTTAATTATCTAACGTTTGCTTTGTTTTGCATTTACATCGAGCTATCATAAATGAATAAGTAAAAATTTAGTGAGGGCTACATGAAAGGTTTCGGATGGGTATTGCTTGTTATAGGTATTTTGGCAGCATTTGCCGCTTTTAACATGGATGTCAGTGTGGCAACTAGCTATGGAGGTAGGGTAAATAATTTCGGGCTGATGGCGCAAAGGCAGAATTATATTCTAATTAGCTGTTTTGTTATTTTTTGCGGGCTAATGATGGTCATATTTGGTGGTAGAAGAACAATTGAGTCAGGCCAAGTTAAATGTCCATTCTGTGCGGAATTCATAAGTAACGAAGCTATTAAGTGTAAGCATTGTGGTAGCGATTTATCAGAACATAAAAGATTACAGAAAGAAAAAGAGACTAACTTAAAAATAAAATTCAATGCCATTAATTATGATCAAACAGAACTGTACGATACTTCATCCGGAAAAGCTGTTCTAAATTATGAAAAATTGGCTAAACTTGTTCAGCGGATTAAATTTGAGGATGAAGATATTTCCGGTGAAGCACTGCTAGCTAGACAGAAGTTTAATATTGAAACAATTCAGTCACGTCTACCTAAAGAAATAAAAAAAGAGTTTAGAGACAAAGCGAGTCAATTAATATTAGATTCATTTATAAAATCAGACAAATTAGGGGAATTACATTATAGATTTATTTCCATAGATAATGGAAATTATCGAATAAATAAGGATGAAATTAAGAAGTTTGCTGAACATTTAATTTCTAAGTTGCCTTATGGTCACGATGTATTCACTGATTTTAACGATGAGATATCTAAGGCAATGAAATCTATACCTAGCGATGTTAGGGGAGATTTTATGAGCAATCTGCATCATTTTGTTTATGGTAAATAATAGAGAACATTCACAAACAAGCCACCTTCGAGTGGTTTTTTTATATCTGGAGGAAATTAAATGGCAGATATAGCAACAATATCATTAAAGGCTGATACGTCAGATCTGGAGCGTGGCACACAAAAGTTAAAGGAATTCGGCGATACGGCAGAAAAGGTAAGCGGTTCTTCGCGAAATTTAAATGACCAGTTTAATAGAGGGGTTGATCATCAAAAGAGAGCAGCCGACGCGATAAAGAGGCAAAAGAAAGAACTTGATGACTTATTAAATTCAATAAATCCAACCAATAAAGCATTTGATGCGCTTGATAAAGCCACTCAAAAATTAATAGAGGCAAATAAAAAAGGGATATTACCAAAGGATCAGTTTGCAGACTATAACGCCATACTTGAGCAGACTAGAGATAAATTAACACGAGTTAATATGTCTCTTACGGCTGAAGGGCGGGCGCTATTAGCTCAAGAGGCGGCAACAAATAGAGCCAAGCAAGCTGCTGATGATTTTTTAAATTCACTGAAAAATCAAACTGAAATCATAGGAAAAACGAGGACAGAGATTTTAGAGTTAAAAGCGGCTCAACTTGGCGTGTCGCAACAAGCTGCGCCGATGATCAACAGGCTAAAAGAGCAAGAAAAAGCCTTTATGAATGGCTCAATCACCATTGGCCAATATCGAAACGCTATGCGGCAATTGCCAGCCCAAATGACAGATATTGTTACGTCATTAGCATCAGGAATGCCAGTCTGGATGGTGATGATACAACAAGGTGGACAGATAAAGGACTCATTTGGTGGTATTGGAAACTCGTTGAAGGCGCTTGCATCGATAATTACTCCAACAAAGATTGCTATTGCAACAGCAACAACTGCATCACTAGCCCTGGCTTACTCTGCTTATAAAGGATCTCAAGAATTTGCTGAGTTTAATAAGCAATTGATAATGACGGGACGTTACGCTGGCAAAACAGCCTATGAATTAAATCAATTATCTAAAACTTTAGTTGGGAACTGGATTACTCAGGGTGACATGGCCTCAGCTCTAACTAAAGTGGTGGGTAGTGGGCGTTTTCAAGGAGACCAGATTTTGTTGGTGGCAAGGGCTGCAGCACAAATGGAGCAATCCACCGGAAAATCAATAGATGAAACAATAAACCAATTTAAGAGGCTAAAGGATGATCCTGTAAATGCTATTTTAGAATTAGATAAAACATTGCATTTGTTGACTGCGTCTGAATACGAGCACATTAAGTCATTAGAAATAGCAGGAAAAACACAAGAAGCTTCTGAGTTTTCAATTAAAAAACTGTCAGAGGAAACTGATAGAAGAACTAGATCTATGAATCAAAATATAGGTTCATTAGAGAGAGCATGGAATGATGTTGCAACCGCAATAAAGAATGCAGGAAATGCTTTAAAAAATATTGGTAAACCTCTTTCCGATGCGGAGGCGTTAGCTGAGATAAACGACAGAATAAAAGAATGGGAAAATGCTGGATTTTGGCATGGAACCAAAGAACAAAGAGAAAATATGATTCGCAACTTAAAGGAGCAACAAAAGATTTTAAGTTTCGTCGTATCTTCTCATGAAGGTTATGAAAAAGCACAAAACAAATCCAAGGAGGCGGATGAAAAAAGAAAAGAATCAATTAGAGAATATAATAAATTATTAGAAGATACTGCAACTAACGCTCAAAAAAGAACAGCGGCCCTAAATAAGCTATGGGAGCAAGTTAGAAGAGACCCTGAATTTTGGACTGAAGATAAAAGGAAGTTAGCAGTACAAAATATAAATAATAAATTTAAAGATAGAACATCTAAAACCCCAACCTACCGACCAGATTATGGTACTAGAGTAGACGAATCAGCAAATCAAGCCCTACTATCCCTGCAAGCACAATTGAAGGTGCTAAAAGAGCATAAAACAGTCAGTGATGTGATTAGCTCTGAGCGTAAAAAGCTGTGGGATATGGAGGCGAAAATATCAATCCTTGAGGAGGCTCAGAAAACAAGACAGTTAACCAAGGACGAAAAGGCGTTGCTTGCTAAAAAGGACTACATTCTTGCTTCTCAAGAAGCATTGGCCATAGCTGGTGATGATGTTGAGCTTCAAAAGCAAAAAAATAGAGAGCTAGACCAACAGAACAAATGGATGGACAACCTTAATGCAAAAATAAAAGCATTGAGGGAAGGAGCAGGGCTATCTAGCCGATTGCAACAAAGAGAAAGCGCATTAAATCAAGCTGACACTCCTGAAAAAAAGGACAAATTAAAGGAATGGTACGCTGAAGAAGACGCTATTCGTGCTAACTGGGAGTTAGGCGTTAAGAAAGGCTTTGCTGAATTCCAAGATCAGGCAACAAACGTTTACGGTAACGTAGCTCAAATTAGTCAATCAGCATTTCAGGGCATGAGTAACAGTCTCTCTGATTTTGTATTGACGGGCAAAGCTAATTTTGCTGACTTCACTCGCTCATTCTTAGAAATGACCACCAAGATGTTAATGCAGATGGCTATGCTAAATGCTATGAAAGCGGCATTTGGTGGTAGTGCGGTAGGTAATTTCTTTGGATTTGCAAGTGGTGGTTATACAGGCGATGGTGGAAAACATGATCCAGCGGGTGTAGTACATAAAGGCGAGTTCGTCTTTACCAAGGAAGCAACGCAACGATTAGGTATTGCCAACCTTTATCGACTAATGGATGCAGGAAAGCGAGGTTATGCTTCAGGTGGTCATGTCGGTGGTTCAGCGCCAATGTCGGTTACACAGCCAACAGCATTTATCGCTCGCAATCCTCAAATTGCTAGTGGTGGAAACGTACAGATTAATTTAGGAGATATTAATATTGAAAATGGACAACAGCAACAGCCGTCAAGTAATCAAGCCAATGCTTCATCATTAAAGCGTGAATTCCAGCAAATGGTGGAAAGTGGGGTTAACAATTTACTTAGAAACCCAGCATCTGCATTATCAAGAACAATCAAAGGCAATTAAGAGAGGTAGTTATGAAAATCAAAGTAGAGTTCCCATTGTTATCAAACAAATTTTCAGGAGTGGAAATTACAGGGGATGTAAAAAGATATGGCATTGGGGCCATAAAAATAAGTGAAAAACCTATATTAACGTCAGAAATTACAGTAATGGAGATAGTGGGAAATAATACCCCAGATGAAGAACCAAAGTTACAATTTAAGTACACAGAGGATTATAACCCAAATGAAACATTTGCTTCATTTATGGGGAGAGCGGAAAAATATGCAAGAACCATGATAGATCGCATAAAGGCGGCACAGTAACCGCCTTTATAATATGGTACTAATTATGTAAATGTGACTGAATGATACCAAACGCCTCGATAGTTACAGGACTATCATGCGATACTCTATTTAATTCACTAATAAGTTTTTTTTTTCAATATCAGACATATTCCTAATCATTACTTGAATTATATACTCTAAAGCAAGAGTACGTGTTTGAAGGGCCTCTATGTCTTTTGCCATTTCACTAACTAACATATTCAATTCTCCATCGAAGTAAGTCAGCCATTCCTTCGGTAAGTTTCTCTGGGCTGAATATATAAAATAACCTAATGGATATTTATTAATATCCTGATATTTGATCAGGCGGCTTTGTATCGCCTTTTTTATTGGAGTAACCAATGGAAGAGTTTAAATGGCGAACACAAATACAAGATTCGCCAAGCGGTGAGTTCAAGCATCGCATTAAAGAAGTTGAATTTGGAGATGGTTACAAACAAGTTGCTGGTGATGGTATTAATCCAGAATCTCAAACGTGGCCATTTGCTTATATGGGACTAAAAGATGAGGTGATGCCTATTTTTAAATTCATTCGGCGACACACAGCAAAATCATTTATTTGGACGCCTCCATTTGGTGAAAAAGGGCTTTATCGTGTTAAAGCTGATTCAATAACGATGCTCCCCATCTCTGATGGAGTAATGAAATTGACAGCTACGTTTGAACAGGCATTTAGCGCATGAATATCACAGCAGATGTACAAAAATTAGAGCCGGGTAATAAGGTTCAATTAATTGAGGTGGATGGTAGTGGGTTTGATGGCCCTATTCTTCGCTTCCATGCTTATAACTTACCTCACACACCGGAAGAAATAGAGAAATCTAATGGTGTTATCAAGCCAAAACCAATTTGGTGGCAAGGAAATGAATACGGAGCATGGCCTTACGAAGTTGAAGGAATGGCAAAAAATAGTGATGGTAGTCCAGCGAGACCATCTCTAAAGGTTGCCAATATAGATGGCTTAATTTCATCTCTATGTCTTCAGTTTGACGACATGGTGCAAGCCAAAGTAACTATTTATGAGACATTTGCTCACTATCTTGATGCTAAAAACTTTCCTGAGGGAAATTCAACAGCTAATCCAGACGAATGCTTTAAACAAGTTTATTACATCGATCGTAAAACTAATGAGGTGGCTGGCGAATCCGTAGAGTTCGAGCTGTCTAGCCCGTTTGATTTGCAGGGAGTAATGATACCCGTTCGACAAATTCATAACCTTTGTTATTGGTGCATGAAAGGCGATTATCGTAGTGGTAATGGGTGCTCATATTCAGGGAGTAAATATTTTGATGAGAGAGGAAACCCTGTTGATGATCCTGCGCTAGATAGTTGTGGTGGACTTATTAGTGATTGCAAAAAACGCTTTGGTGAGAATGAGCCATTAGATTTCGGAGGGTTTCCTGCTGCGGGGTTAACGAGATGATCACAAAAAAATTAAGGGAATCGATATTTCAACATGTAAAAGCTGAATATCCAAAAGAAGCTTGCGGAGTTATCTGTCAGAAAAGTCGAGTTAAAAAATACTTTCCTTGTAGCAATCTTTCAGATAGTCCAACAGAGCATTTTGAGCTTTCTCCAGAGGGTTACGCCCTTGCTGAGGACTGGGGAGAGCCAATAGCAATTGTGCACAGCCATTGTGGAGATGGTGTAACGACTCAACCTAGCGAAATAGATAAACTACAGTGTGATGCGACAGGATTACCTTGGGTGATCGCATCATGCCCAGAGGGTGATATTCGAATTATTTACCCTCGAGGTGAACGAGAATTAGAAGGACGGCCTTTTGTGTTGGGCTATGCTGATTGCTGGTCGTTAATTATGGACTACTACCACCAAAAACACGGTATTGAGTTACATAACTACAGCGTTGATCGGTATTGGTGGGAAGAAGGCGAAAACTTGTATATGGATAATTACCAAAAAGCAGGTTTTGTTGATATTGCTGGTGAGCCGAAAGAGGGTGACATGATCATCATGCAAGTGCAAGCCGATGTACCTAATCACGCTGGTGTGATTATGAATGGCATGTTACTTCACCATCTTTATGGTCAACTCAGCAGGTTGGTTCCTTACAGTGATTATTGGCGAGATAGAACCGTAAAAATTGTGCGGAGGAAAGAGTTTGTATGAGCCTAAAAACAATACGTCTATATGGTGTTCTTGGCGCAAAGTTTGGGCGTGAACACAAATTAGATATAGATTCACCTCGCGAAGCAATTAAGGCGCTCTCCGTGCTTTATGATGGGTTTGAGCCGTTTCTTGCTAATGCACACCTGAAAGGGCTGGAGTTTGCCGTATTTAAAGGTAAGCGCAACATTGCTGAAGATGAATTATATCTTGATACCACAGAAGAGATCCGCATAGCGCCAGTGATAAAAGGTAGCAAGCGTGGTGGGTTTTTCCAGACTATTTTAGGCGTAGCCATGATTGGTGCTGCCATGATGTTAGGTCCTGCTGGTTGGGCTGCATTCGGTGCGGGTGGTTTTGCTGGTGGTGCTTTAGCTATGGGCGGGGCAGCAATGGCGCTAGGTGGCGTAGTGCAAATGCTGTCACCTCAGCCGCGTGGCTTATCTGTGCGTCAAGACGCCGACAATAAACCTTCATACGCCTTTGGTGGTGTTGTAAACACAACCGCACAAGGAAATCCAGTTCCTTTACTTTATGGACTAGATAGGCGAGAAGTGGGTGGAGCGATAATCTCTGCAGGGATTTACACAGAAGATCAGCAATAACATAAACGAATTTCAGAATAGCCACTATGTGGCTTTTTTTATGGGTGAAATATGGAATTAATTCATGGTGCAAAAGGTGGTGGCGGTGGCGGACATACGCCCACGGAATCACCAGATAGCTTACTTTCTGAATCAACAGCTAAGATTTTATTGGCTATCTCAGAAGGTGAAATTGCTGGTGGCTTAGACGATACTCGTATTTTTCTTGATGATACACCGATTGGCAATGCGGACGGTACTAAGAATTTTGAGGGTGTCACTTGGGAATTTAGACCGGGTAGTGAACACCAAGAATACATTCAGGGTATCCCATCAGTAGATAGCGAAACATCGGTAGGGTTGGAATTAAAAGACGATCAGCCCTATGTGCGGAGCATTAATAACACTCAGCTATCTGCTGTGCGCATTAGACTATCTGTTCCTCAATTGTTTCAACAACACGATAACGGGGATACTACAGGCTATAGAATTGAATATGCTATTGACTTATCTACAGATGGTGCTGGATATAATGAAGTATTAAAGTCTGCTTTTGATGGTAAAACGACCAGCGAATACCAGCGAACACACCGCATTGACTTACCCAAGGCAAATACAGGTTGGCAGATCCGTGTCCGACGATTAACTAAGAATCAGAATACAGCCAGAATTGTTGATAAGGTTACTATCTCTGCTGTTACTGATGTTATCGATGCTAAATTGCGTTATCCAAATACGGCCCTATTGTTTATTACTTTCAATGCGCGTCAATTTAATAACCGCATCCCTAAAATTAGCGTTCGCCCAAAAGGTGGCTTGCTTATCAAAGTGCCCACGAATTATGACCCGATTAATCGGGCCTATTCAGGCGTATGGGATGGCACCTTTAAACTTGCAGCAACCAATAACCCGGCATGGGTATTTTATGATTTAGTACTCAATAATCGCTACGGCTGTGGTGACCGGATCCAGTCTTCTCAGGTTGAAAAGTGGGACCTGTATAAGATTGCGCAATATTGTGATGAATTGGTACCCGATGGGCATGGTGGTGATGGTAAGGAGCCTCGATTCCTGTGTGATGTTTATATTCAATCGCAAGAATCGGCATACCAAGTACTGAGAGATATAGCGGCTATTTTTCGTGGTATGACATTTTGGGCTGATAACAAGGTTAATGTTGTCGCTGATATGCCAGATAGTATTTTTAGAACGTTTACTAATGCCAATATTGTTGGAGGTAAGCCTACCTATTCAGGAGGTAGTCAGCAAAATCGATATACGCAAGCATTAGTTTCCTACACAGACACCAATAACCACAGTAATGATGCGATTGAGGCTGTGGCCGATATTAAACTACAGCGTCGTTACGGAGTACGCAAAACTGAAATATCAGCGATAGGTTGCACTCGACAGACGGAGGCTAACCGTAGAGGTCGCTGGGCGTTACTCACCAATGCTAACGACAGAGTTATTAGTTTTGCGACAGGATTAGAGGGGGCAATACCTTCTCCTGGTCATATCATTGCTGTTGCCGATTCTACATTGGCTGGAAGAGATAATGGTGGACGTATATCGCGTGTAGAAGGCAGAAAAATAACACTTGATCGCAGAGCCAATATTAAAGCTGGTGATAGGTTGATTGTTAATCTGCCAAACGGGCGCTCAGAGGGAAGAACCGTATCACTGGTTGCTGATAATATCATTACAATTTCAACGGAGTACTCACAGGAACCAGAGAAAAACGCAGTTTGGACAGTTGATGCTGATGATTTAACATTACAACTTTATCGGGTCGTTAATATTACTGATAATGGCGATAATACATACACTATTACTGGCGCAATCCATAACCCAAGCAATTACGATCACATTGACTCTGGCGCAAGAATAGGTGAGCGTCCAATCACCATTGTTCCACCGAGTGTGCAAGCACCACCTAAAAACATTCGTATATCATCCTATTCTCAGGTTAATCAAGGTATTTCATTTATTACTCTGCGTGTTGATTGGGATGCAGTTGATAATGCCATTACCTATGAGGCTCAATGGCGGAGAGATAATAATAACTGGGTATCAATGCCAAGAACATCAACATGTGGGTTTGAAGTTGATGGCATTTATGCTGGTCGTTATCAGGTGAGAGTTCGTGCGATAAATGCGTCTGAAATATCCAGTGTATGGACTAATGCGCCAGAAACAACACTGACAGGAAAAGTAGGGAGCCCGCCTAAACCTGTAAACTTTAGAGCTTCACCGCTCGTATTTGGCATTAAGTTAGGCTGGGAATTTGGTGAAAACACCAGTGATACGTTAAAAACGGAAATTCAGTACAGCAAAACCAATAATGGTGAAGGTCTGATGCTGTTATCTGATGTTCCTTATCCCTCAAAAACCTATGAAATGGCAGGGTTATCAGCAGGTTTAACGTTTTATTTTAGAGCAAGACTGGTAGATAAAATAGGTAATCATTCCGAATGGACTGAGTTTATTCTGGGAGAATCTGAGTTTGATGCTAGTATTATTCTTGATGAATTAGCGGGGCAAATCAGCCGAGACCAACTCGCACAAGACTTATTGGGTGAAATTAACAGTAAAGCTAACCAAATCGATATTACTGAATTACATGAGTTAATGAGGATAAATCACGACAAGCTTTTAGAAGAGTCAATGAGGCAAGGCGCGACGATTGAAGAAAGTGAAAAAAAATGGGAGGAGGCCGAAAAATTACTGGCTGAGCGGATAAATCAAGTTTCAACGGCAACAGAAGCACAGGCAGCCGCAATTAAACAAGAGCAACAAGCACGTATTGAGACTGATAAAACCGAAGCACAACAACGCCAATTCTTAGCCACTCAACTTCGTGGTGATTATACCGGTAATGATTTATCGAAAGTCACCGCAGGACTCATTTCCGCAGAGAAACAAGCACGTGTTACAGGCGACCAAGCAGAAGCGAAAGCCCGACAATCACTGGAAACACGGATGAATGGGAATGTTTCAGCGATTAATAAATCATTAGAAACCCTCACCTCGAAACAGCAAGCACAAACGCAAGAGATTTTAACGCTCAATTCAACTCTAAAAGGGAAAGCCGATAGCAGTGCAGTAAATGCGTTAAATACGCGAGTAACTAATCTCGATGGCAAAGTGATGTCCGCAACCTCTCAGGTACAAACGTTATCCAGCAAATTAGATACAGTGAAAGCTGATTTAACGGAGTCTGTGGTGGTGGATTTAGATTTATCTAAACTCAATGAAAACACCTATTATCCGATTATTTTGCCATTAGTAACTTCTCGACGTTATGCCTTTAAGGTTTTTAGGACCTTAGGGCAATATAGAGACAATAAACCGAGCTATGCGACTCACAATACCAAAGGTTTTGCCATGATTGTGGAATGGCAAGTGAGTGGTTCTGGATGGGGAACCCAGTCTGAAAACCGCATCATTGATAATTTTGATTGGCGATGGACAAATCAATCCCCTGTGATGGGGCCAGCTCAATTAACGAATGGTTCTGTGGAATATATCTATTTGCGAGGAGGTGCTAAATATCAGCTCACTAAGCATAAAAGTGTTAACCATCAAATTATCACCCGCACTTATACCAATAACAAACAATCGGTGGCACCAAAAGGATTTGTGGCGAATGAAGTACCTAAGTCCAGCGAACAGAAAGCCAATGCAACGGCGAATGCGGTAAACCAACTTGAAACTAAGGTGACTGAGGTCTCAGGTAAAGTGACCTCTACCGCCCAGCAAGTCACTCGCCTTGAAAGCCAAGTGGGTACAAGTTCAGCCAAAATAGAGCAAACCTCGAAAGTGGTCACCGACATAAATGGCAAAATTTCCGCATCATGGACAATGAAAGTTCAGCAAGATAGCAAAGGGAATAAAGTCATTACGGGCATTGGCTTAGGGTTTAATGCACAAGGAAATAGCCAATTTCTGGTCAATGCCCAAAACTTTGCGGTGATATCGTCATTAAACGGCAAAGTGGTGACACCGTTTATCGTGAAGAATGGACAGGTGGTTATTCATGAAGCCTTAATGGATAAAGCGTGGATACAAAAATTAGTGGTACTCGATTATTTTAAATCATCAGGATTTGATAAAGGGAATGGCTTTTTATTGGATGCTAAAAACAATGTTTTTCGCTTTACGAGTGGTAATGGAGGGACAACATTAACCAATCAAAATTTATATGTAAAAGACGAAACTGGGTATAATGTTGTTATTATTGGTGATATTACAAATGAGCGATAATTATGGCATGGTAATCAAATCTAAAAAATATGGAATTAATTTATTAAATACATCCGATAGGGTTGGACGAATTGTTGGTTGGCATGATATTACTCCAATACCACTTATGACTAAAAAAACTTTTAGTTATGACCATTCTGATCTAAATAAATATGGAGAAGTATTTGCTTGGTTTGGAACTTCTTTTATGAGGGGGTTAGCTGGAGATGTTATTTTAAATATTAATAACGGGGTAATTATTCTTGAACTCGATAATGTTTATAGAAATGGCTTAATCGATATATATGATGACATCATTAGGTTATATTATGGAGTATATTGATGGGTAAATATGGCCTTATTATAAAAGGAAAGGATCGTCATATTCAAATAGATAGCTTTAATACGGTTATGAACTGTATTAGAAAGCAGACTGTTGTAATGAAAGGTGGGATAGTATCTGGAAATCAAGGATATTATACTGAATTACCGATTACCCCACATTTATCTACAAAGTTATTTGCTGTATCACCTAATAATGTTTTTGTTAAAGTTATTGGGGGAGCCATAAAAGGAAGTGATAAAAATATCCAGATATCCCAACCTTATAATGACTCTTCGGGTAGTGTTGATGTATTTGAATTTGGTGATTTTCCGAATAATATTTTTAAAGAAAAATATGGAGTCGTTATAAAAAATAGTAGTACAAAACAGACTGTTTATAACTCTAATTGGGGGGTGCTAAAAATAGTAGGATATTTTATTGCATCATGGAAAGAAGATATTGATTATCAATTACCAAATATAAAAGATTTAGCTTTCGTTTTTGGTGGCGGAATGGGAGGAATATGGGAAGATGGATTTGAAGGGGCTTGGATGGATACTTTTATTAAAAGAGTGGGAAATACGTTACAAGTAAGATATAAAGAAGCTGTTCTTTGGAGCACAGGCAGTGCAAATCGTGATTTATCTAGATTTCCATCTACTTGCTTAATAATAGATGTGAGCGATATTAAGAAGGTATTATGAAAAAAATAATTTTATTATCTATTGCGGTATTTATTTCAGGCTGTGTTGATAGAAAACCTATAAATTATCAGACAGTGGAGTGTGTTGGTTTAATTAAAATTCAGACTATTGAAAAATATCAGAGTTTTAAATTAAGTCGCTATAATAATGATAATAATATGTATTTTGGATACGGTAAAGCAGGTTTATGGCAAGGCGGTTGGGTTAGCCCTGATATGTTTGACAAAATATATTGCAAAGATAATTCACCTATAAAAAAATAAATTTAGGAAATAAATCATGATATACACAACAGGCACTGTTAGCACAGTGTCAGGGTCTGCTATTGTCTCTGGCACAGGTACCATTATTTTAATTAAAAATGGTAATGCTAATTTTATTTATATGGTGGACAGGGTTAATAGCGATACAGAATTAGTCATTTCACAACCGGCTACATTTACCGTAAAAAACACTAGTTACAGCATTAATCTCACTGAGCCGAACTCATACAGCGACGCTAATAATCGTATGACCGCTATTGCATCAGATATTACGTAGTTCTTAAACGAGCAACGAGTTACGCTCGATGGTGTTAAAAAAGTGCTGGGGGATATTAGTAAAAAGTTAGATAAAAGTGGTATGGACCTTTCAGGGATTTCGAAGTGCGATTACACGTAATACACAAATGGCTTATTGTGTGTTTCGACAAAAAATCCACCTTAAAGGCGGGCGCTATTGGTCTTTGCCGACAATATTATCGCATTTAGATAAGTGTGTTGTGTTTTATCATACCACCAACTCTCAAGCGGAAGTGAGCTATTTAGCGCATAAAAAGCAATTATACAGCTCAGCCCAAACAGACATTTATGTGTGTGTATTCGTTTCAGGAATGGTTTTGACCCCGAAGAAACGTTGGGGGGTTATCACTGTACAGTGAAGATGGAGCACGGGTCTTTAATACGGACTATTTGCCTTTTACCCGAGGAAAATCAATGGCATTGTTATTACGGGAGGGGAGTGTAGAGACTCCATATAGCTTGCCTTTAGTCTGTGCAACCAGTCAGTTTGTGAATGCGTCTTATCAGGATGACCCTATTGATTGGGCCAAGTGCAATACGGGGATACGTTTTCGGGGGAAAACAGATTTTTGTGAGCGAATGGATACGTGATGTTCATCGGCAACATCATGTAGAGCAACGTATTCCCTTTTATATCCTTAATGGTTCACATTATTTTTAATAAAATAAATACCTGTCTATATTTATGTGGGATACATGTCGCTTTTCTTTATTGGCATAATGCTTTCTGCTGATAATGATTGTTTTGCTTTAATCATTTCTTTTTCATTTGAAAATTTATAATTAGGCAATAGTTCTTTAGGTTTGACACCTAAAATAAACGCGATAGAGAATAAATGTTCTACTGTTATTTTGGTATATCCATTCTCTATACGTGAATAGTGCTGTTGACTTATTTCCAATGAATGGGCTATTTCCCTCCCTGTCATCCCTAATTCTTTTCTTTTTTGCTTTATTCTATAAGCAATAATGGAATTAATTGTACTCATGAACTTCATTCTCCAACAATAAACAGATTTTTAAGTTTAACAGAGTAAAAAGCATTTGTTATAAAAGCATTTTACTCTACTTATAAAACTCAATTAATTTTTATTGATATGAAAAAGTAATCGTTGCTACTGCTTTTACACTTCCTGGCGTAATAGTATTTTCTGTTTTTATATAATTAGCTTTTAATTTTATACGTGGATTTATCTCTCCTCTATAATTTGAAAAATGCCATTGATTTTGATTTCCTTTGTTAGGAGTGTCTGAACCATAACTAATCGCAGTTACTTCATTATTTTTATATAATCTTAGCCCAACGCCTTTTGCCGTAGAATCCGTTGCTAATGTTAATATATCAGAACGATTCCCATGTTGGGTCGCATCATTTAATGTAGCATAAACATCAATACCGTCTTGGCATTGAAGTTGTATATTAACTTCCCCTCCTTGCACTTCTTTATACAAAGACGTGAACTGGGATTGATAGACAGTATTTAATGGAACAACATAATTCTTTTGATTCATCGAGCATGTTTGGCTTTGCACTTGGATGCGCCCTCCATTTAACATAACAGGAGCTGTTAATCTTTTATTATTCAAACTTGCCCGATTAGATTCCAATAAAATATGGCCCAGTTGTTTGGTTGGTATCGTTACATACCCATTAGGTAATCGTCCTGTTGCGACAAAAGCAACATATAAACGAGCACCAAAACTTCCAGTTGCACCATTATAAGCATTTGGATTTGTATTGGCGGCAACAGGATCAATATATATACTTGAGCTGTTTATGGGAACCAATGGCGTTGCAGGCCAATAGCCCGCCATACCAATAATAATACCTATCCCTGGAACTCCAGTATCAAATATATCGAAATCGGAAGATTGAGTGTTATTTCCTTGGCGAAAGTTATATGTGATTTTGCCTATTTTAGGTAATGTAGGAGTAAATTTTCCACGCATTAATGCTATTAAACTACCGCCGTTAAATATATATTGATTACTTGTTCCGGTGAGTTCCCCTATCACTCGTGGGTAAGTATGGGCATCAGCAGGACCAATAACAACAACAGGGAGGGTAGATGTGTTGATTGTTATTGGAGACGGTACGTAGTCATCTGCACCAGCAACAGCTAGACTAGGGAATAGAGTTAAAAGAAATAATATGACAAAGATTCTTTTCATGGTTTGTTCCTAATTAGAGTGCGGTATACACTGAACAGGAATGGTTTGAGGTCGCATGTCAGTTTCATTGCGTGTCGCATGATATGTAAATGAGCATTTATCGTCATGATTTGGTCCCCATATCACATCAAGTTGACCTTGTTTAGGAAGACCGCGGGTAAATAAGCGTCCAGCTTGAGCCACATATCCGACTAACTGCTTATGCTCATCCAAAACCTCGGAAGCCATTGGAGGAGTACTACCATCTGGCATTCGAATATCAAATAGTAGGCTTCTCCCTGTTTGAGTATTAAATGTCACTAACGTGGCACTATTAGCGCGAGGAATGATTTCTTGTTCTGTTGCTGATAACTCAACATTCAAATCCAAATTAGTGGGGTCGATGCTAATTTGATTTTTTTCATAAGGCGTGACATAAGGCACAATACCATTTCCCCAAAAATCTAATCGGCTACCTGGTGCATTATTAATGACCGCACCTTGTGCTCCTTTTGCATGGATAATGGTAAAAGTATCACTTAAATCATTACTTAACGTCACTCCATAAGGATGTACGACAACGGCCCCCGACGCACCCAATGACATTTGACGATTATGTTGAGTATCTTGCCCGACGGTTGCGGTTACATTTACATAAGGTGAACGATAGCCTCCATTCATCGCATAGCCGGAAGGTCCACTTTCCTGACTATTACCTGAAATACCATAAGAGAATTGATTATCTTCCCCAGCGATACCGCTGATGGATGTTTGAATGCTGTTTTTCTCGCCTTTATTATAATTTAAGACAGTAGAAAAAATGGGGCTTTGAACACGCTCTCCCAAAGGAAGCGTAAAGTTCACATAAAATCTGTCATCTCGGCGTTGTTGCTCATTATCTCGTGATTGAGAAAAGCCAATCTGATAACCAAGTTTTTTCCAAAAATGGCTATATCCCATCTGATACTCATTACGACTTCCTTTATGCTCCCAGTAATTATAAGTGGTACCAGTTAAAAATATATTTCCCCATTTTTCACCTAATTCTTGATTAATTGAAACTTGGAATTGATTTTTAGGGCGATAAAATGCGGCACTTTTTATGGAAACATCATCAATAAATTCACTGTGATTAGCCAATAGCGCATCTTTCAAATGGTAAAAATCTTTAGATGAATAACGATAGGCTGCTAACGTGATATTTGTACTCGTGGTCGGAATATTGACGCTATAGCTAGTATGTAAACTGTAGCCTTTACGCGTTACGTTAGAGTGATTAAATGTTGTTCTGGACAATGTAATGTCAGATGCAATTGCCCCAATCGGCGTGTTAAAAGCAACACCAGCCAATCCTGCGGTATATTTTGAGCTTGTGGTCAGTCCACTATTTAAAGTGATATCATTTGTCAAACCATATTGATATGTGCCTTGTGCAATTAAATCATGATATGTCTCATTTGCATAACGATAGCGTCCCACTGACATTTGCCAACGGCTAAATCCGGGACGAATAAGTTGGACAACAGAAGCAAAAGGAACCGTAAATGTTCTTGTTTGTCCATTAGATTCGGTTATTTGCACAAGAAGGTCGCCAGCATATCCACTGGGATACAAATCATTAATGACAAAGGGGCCAGCAGGCACAGTTGTTTCATAAAGGATGTGAGCATTTTGATAAATCGTAACTTTAGCATTACTATTAGCAATGCCTCGCACGATCGGAGCGTAGCCACGTAAAGAGTTGGGTAACATTCGTTCATCCGATGCTAATCGAATTCCCCGTAAGCTAAGGCTATCCATTAACTCGCCATTCGTATAAAAATCACCTAATGTGAATTGTGCCCGTAACCGAGCAATATCATGCGTCACATTTGTTTCGATATTCTGATATCCGGTAGAATGACCATTATTCCAGCTTTCACCACCACGGTGACGAAAAGCCCATCCCCATAAATTGAGTCCCGCTTTTAACCCAAGGTAAGTCTGCTCATTATTTATATCCGGAGTATTGTATTGATAATAGTTAACATCATAGTTGACAAATGCGGCAGGGACTCCACTTTGCCACTGTGCAGGGGCAATATATCCTCGAGGTCGAGTATTCACTTGTGCCTGAGGAATTTCTATATTCAGCTTTAAAGTGGATAAATCAAAATGAAATTTTGCTGAGGGGAGTCCTTCTGAGGCGGGATAACAAGTGGCTTTATAACTGTTTTCAGGAACAGTGCCTTTGACGACATCAATTAATGAAAGTAATTCCGGCGTTAGACATAACATCGACGTATTCGCATTGTCAGTATATAAATACTGTACATTAGCTTTTCCTTTCCATTCATTATTGAGATAGATATCAGCGTAATACTTGCCCTCAGGAATAGGGTTGCCATAATTAAAGCGACGTATATCAATCGCATTCTTTCCTTGCACTGAATGCAAAAAGCTAGGATCAAATTCAGCTTCTTCAGCAGCGAATGAAGAAATTGTTATCACCCCAATCCCCAAAGCAACACAAAACGGAAGAGAATAACGATAAGAAATGAGGTGTAACCGATTATTAAAATTCATTATATTACCTTATTCCAAAGTAGATTCACCTTGTTGGTATCCACCATAATCATTAACAACAACCCAAGTGACTTTATTTGTTAATGTTGGCTTCTCTTTAAGTGAAAATATTTTTGAAGAAAAAGGAGCTATCATCCCACTTTGTTCAACAGGCGTTAGCTGTTTATCCTGACCCACTGAGATTTTGTTGTAAGTGATGTAATAAGGTGTTGGGTTAATCGCTTTAATGCGTAGTGCTCCTTCCTGATGCCAAGTCACTTTTTGGTAAGCATCATCAGGCGTTACGTTGAGATTATCAGGGCGAAAGAAAAACTTAATGCGACTACGAACGGCTAATTGTAAGTAATTGTTATTTCCCTCTGAGTTTTCCGAATTTTCTTCCACTTTAGGTTTTGCTGGAATGTCTAAGACATTTAGATAGAAAAGAGACTCTCTATCTTGTGGTAATGATTCACCGGTATAGACAATCCGGATGGTTTGCCCTGATTTCGGCTCCATACGAAATATGGGAGGAGTAATGATAAAAGGAACGTGAATTGAATCTGGTGCTGCAGCTGCGTTTCCGGTATCTAACCAAGACTGAATTAATGCGGGGGATTCATCGTTATTATTTAATTGAACATTAATGCTTTTTTGCGTTGCGGGATAAACAACGCGGGTCCCCATAATAACCACACTGGCTTGAGCCACTGTGGATACAAACAGAGTCAAGAAAATAAGAATGAACTTTAACATAATACCTCTAGAAGGAAATGGGGCAGTTTTTTCTGCCCCGTAAAATAAAAGCAATCCAATAAACCTTACTCATAGGCAATGGTGTAATGAACGGTTGCTTTTACATCCCCAGCGGTAGATGATCCGGTTGCATAATATTGAGCAAAATATGGAAGGTTTACATCAGCATTGTCGATTTGTACTTCCTGAACATTTTGTGAGTTAACATCAGTACCTAACTGAATTGTTGTTGCTGCATCTGAGTTAAGTAATTGAACTTGAACATTATTCGCTTTAGTTCCTGTTGCTGTATTTTTTAAATTATGTGTAGTTAAATCAGTATCAGCGGATGGTTCAAAATATACTTTAACGTTTTTAGCACCATCTTTATCTGTGGAACAACCAGTTAACTTAATTGTAAATGGAGTTAAGCCTGCTGTTGTTGCTACATTATTTAATGTTGCGACTGAAACAGTCGGCAAAATAACAGCTAAATTTTTTGATTGGGTATCAACAGAACATGTTTGATCAACAACTTTACCTGTAAATGTAATTGTTCCGTCATACGCCATAGATGAGCCAGCAAATGCAGCAGAAAGAATAGTAGCTAGTGCTATAACTTTTCTTTTCATATATTTATGATTCCTATTTTAAATTAAAGTTAAGTTATTTTTTGTTTTTCAAAAAAATGAAAAGTATTATTGAATAATAAAATATATATAATCCTATTAAATAGAGTTTATAGT